TGTAAGCGATGAGTGCTGCGGCCTGGGCGTCTGCCACGCTGGCGGCGGTGGCCTGCATGGCGTCGAGCTCGGTGGGGCTGTCCATGACGATGGGGCCAAGCACGGCGGTGGCGGCAATGGCCAGCGCCAGGGCGATGTTGATGTAGCAGTGGGGGGTCATGCTGCACCGCCTTCCGCCGTTGCCTTGCCATAAATCGCCATCATTTCCGTCCTGCTCTCCGGCACCAGGCGGCGCTGGCGAATCAAGACATCGCGCTTCTTTGGATCGTGGTGGTAGAAGGCCTCGACCGGCACACCGTATTCCCGGCGCACCCCGCGCGGCTCGACAGCGGTGTAGTTGGTGTCCTCGGTTTCAAAGTAGGCAACGTCAATCGTCTCTTTGGTGACGCCAAGCAGGCCCAAGCGGTATTTGCACTCGGCCACAGCATTGCGGTGCACATCGTCCCAGGTTTTGATGTAGGTCGTGATGCGCACCCGCAGGTCGGGGCGGCAGCTTTTGTTGTCTGGCAGCTGCAGGGTGACTGTGCAGCTTGCCAGAAAGGGCGGATAGAGTGAGGTTTTCACCTTCAACCCTCCACAACTTGATCACCACACACCAGCGCCACCCCACAAGCACCCAGCGCCCGAATGCCCGCCAGGATCATGTCCTCAGGCAAGTAGCTGTCGGCGCTTTGCGGTGGCGTGACGGGGTAGGCCATGGTCTCGACGACGATGGCGCGCAGGGCGTCGACCAGCGCCTGCTCGCGGGCGGTGATGTTGCTGGTCACCGGGCTGATGGGGGTTTTCATCTTTCACTCCTTGCCGCGTTGTGCGGGCTGGGTGAATATTAGCGCAACGCTTATTAACAAACAAGCGCCGTGCTTAATTTATTTCAAATCCTGGCTAAAATATTTTCAACCGCTCAACTTCGGGCAAAAAAAACCGCCTCAGAGGGCGGTTGGGGTGTAACGACTGAGGCTGTGTTATGTTGATTTGTCGCTGTGTAGGTCGTAAAGTGCACCCAGCCGATCGATCAAAGGGCGCAAGGCCTCTGCAAAGGCAAAACCAACAAGGGCTATCAAATTGAGTGCCAAATACAAACCGAGGGCGACCATGATGCCAACAAACTCCCGGGTCGGCGGGCCAGGCTGCGACACCTGCCAATACATCAACCACAGCGACAGTGGCAAGCCGACCAGCGCGCCCCATGCATTTTTGACAAACAGGATCTTCTTGCTTGTATTGGGTGTGCTTTGTTCTTTTGCGGCTCTCATGGCATTCCTTTCGGCCATTTTTTCAAACCAGCCTGAAATTGTGTTGATCAGCTGGATAACGGCAGTCACGGCCACAATCCAGGTGGTAAGTGTGGCAACCAAGCTCATGGATTTGCCAGCCTAGCTGCGCTTTTCAAGGGCGTGAATGATGGCGGCAGCTGTAGCCGCATTGGATGGCTCAAAGATGCCTTGCATCGCTTTGGTGAATACATACGGGACAACCGCCAAAGCCGCAGATGCGGCAAACCCGGCCGCCTGGCCAACACCGCCGGACATGGCTGTTGACAACAGAAAAACAAATGCTCCAAGTGCCGCCGACAAGGCGGTGATGATCCATAGCGCTTTCATAAACTCCCTTTGGTTGATCGACCCAACGACTCAACCGGCCGCTGTGCGGCTCTGCTTCAATTTCTGATTCTCACCCATTTCTCACACCGGCATTCTGCGGGGGGGGGGGCTGGTAAACCCTGATATTTATCAACCAATGTCAACGCAGGTTTACATTTGTTGGCTTTATCCCCCATTTGGGGGATATGAGGGTTAGCCCTTATCAGATATGGTCCGGTGGGGGGCATCATGCGCGCCGGCGTTTCCCAGATTCAAGCACTGCCAAGACAGCCCGCGAAATCTTTTCGTACTCTTCCGGCTGTTGCGCCAGGTGACCCAAGACGGTCATGGCCATGGCGCTGGTAGATTCATCCACATCCATCAATCGCTCAGCAATGATCCGCACGGCATCGGCGAAGGTGACGGATGTCTGAACGCGATCAACGATAGATAGGGCGTGGGTTTTGATTTGGATGGTTTGATCGCCTGCTTCGGCGCTGTGATCTTGATCCAACCAACCTTGCGGTTTTTTGCACTTTTCCTCAATGTATCTCGCGGTATTGCTCCGCATGCCTCGAGGCTTCCCAGTACCGGAATTTTTCAACCCATTAAGCCATTGGCTGACTTGTGAATCGTCGCGGTCCAGTAGGCTGGAAAGTTTGTTCAAACCACCAGCATCCGCACGCAGTTGTGCCAAGTTTTCGCGGCGTAAGTCATCAATCAGCTTCATAGCCTGATCGTGTAGCTAATGGCTAAAAAATAAAAGTAGCTTTTAGCTTGGATTGTGTTTAGCTTTAAGCTAAAGTAACGGGCATGAATCTCCAAACCTACTTTGAAAGCCAAGGGCGCGGTGCCAAGCTTCGCCTGGGTGAAGCTATCAGCGCCTTTCCCTCGGATGTGTCGAGTTGGGCGCAGGGCAAGCGCCAAGTCCCCGCCGAGCGCTGCCCGCAAATCGAGCAAGCCACCAACGGCCTGGTCCGCTGCGAAGACCTGCGCCCCGATGTCGCCTGGTCCGTTCTGCGGAATCAGCCCCTGCCCCAACAGGCGGTCTGAATGCAAGCCATCCTGCGTCAGATCCAGTCCCGCCGCCGCGCCCAGCTGCGCATCGGTATCAAGGCCTTTTTGTCCACCCGCCCGCATCCCGACCCGGCCCGTCTTTCCGGCGTTTGGCTCTCCCTCCCTGCTGCCCAGATGCGTGCCGACCACCACGCAGCGGTTTGCCCGGTCGGTGGGGTGGGTGGACTTTTTATTCAACATGACCGCACTGTGCGCGGCATGCCTTCGGTGGCCTATCACAAAAATCAAGGGGGTGTGTGATGCACTTACGCGACGTCGCTTTCAACGTGGTCCATGACTCTGCCGGTGGGGCTGCCTCCCTGGCGCCCAGGCTGGCCAAGAGTCACACCACGCTGGCCCATGAGCTCAACGGCACCGGCATTGCCAAGCTGGGTTTGTTGGACGCGGAAAAGATCACCCTCATGACGGGCGACCTGCGCATCCTGGAGGCCTTTGCCCTCAACTGCGGCCAGATGCTTTTGCCGCTGCCAGATGCGCTGCAGGTGCTGGGCGACGACTGCATGCTGCGCCTGGCCGACAGCGCCCGCGAATTTGGCGACCTCTGCAAAGAGGTCGGTGGCGATTTGGCCGATGGCAAGATCAGCGACAACGAACTGCGCCGGATCGACAAAGAGTGCGGTGAGCTGATCGCCAGCCTGCACAGTCTGCGCGAGTCTCTGGCCCGGCGCAATGCTGAGGGCAAGCGCTCATGAGGCCAGCCGGAGAATGTCATATAGCCCTGGTCAAGGCCGCACAGGCCATCAAGATCGAACGCGCCCAAAGCGGGCAGGGCGCCACACTGTTGGAGCTGGTGCACCGCAGCCAGGTTGGCTATGCCGTCGCGCGCTTCCTTGTGCCAAATCTTAAGCGCTGGGGTCACCTGCAGGTGGTTGGCCAGCGCAAGGTCGCCGGCCGCAACCGGCCCGCTTTTGAATATGGTCCGGTCAACGCTGCACCCGATCTGGCCGGATCGTCATCCATGTCGGCACTCGATGCCTGCCTGAAGACCTGGACCAGGTAGACCACCATGACCTGCACACCACAGCTGGTCTGGCTGCCGGCAGGGATCACTGACCTCTTTTGCTGGGGGGGGGCAAATGGCACTCACCACTGACGATGTCGCTGCACAGATGATGGAGCGGGACATTGTCCCGCCCAAGAATCTGTACGCCGACGGCAAAAAGATCACCTGGGCGGGCGATGCTCGCAAGCCCAAGAAGAAAAATGCGTGGTGTGTGCTGCATGAGTGGACCAGCCCGAAGACCAGCAAGGTCTACGTGGTGGGCATCTATGGCATCCGGGATGAATTCTGGACGGTCGAGCCCACCCAGGTGGAGTGGTCACCGGCTGAGAAGACCGCTTGGCTCGAGCGCAAGAAAGCGCTCGAGAAAGAGGCCGATGATGAGCGCCGCGCCAGTGCTGCGGACGCTGTGGACAAGGCTGCAAAGTTTTGGGCGCGAGCGGGCATTGAGGGTGCCAGTGACTACCTGCAGCGCAAGCAGGTCGGCGGTTATGGCGTGCGTTACCTTTTTGGCTCGGTGTTGGTGCCGCTGGTCGACCTGGCCGGCAAGCTGCATGGCCTGCAGTGGATTGGGCGCGACGGTGGCAAGGTGTTTGGCACCGGCACGGTGAAGGAAGGCCACTTTCACCAGCTCGGTGACCTGGCTGATGACTTGCCGATTGGTTTTGGCGAGGGCTATGCCACTTGCGCCAGTGGTCACATGGCTACGGGCTGGCCGGTGGTGACATGCTTTGACGCTGGCAACCTGATGCCGGTGATTGCCGCCTGGCGCAAGCTCTACCCCGAAAAGCGTTTTGTGATCTTTGCAGACGACGACCGCCACTTGGTGCGCAGGCTGTGCGAGCGGCTGCAGCTGCATGGTGTTGGCGTCAAGCAGGCCGACTTTGCCAAGAGCGCCGGTGGTCTGCGCGACATGCATTGGGACTTGCCCGATGGCAAGGTGATTGATCTTAAGGCGCGGTGGGCCAAGGACAAGTGCGATGTCTATCACATCGAGGGCTCGGTCACGGTCAATGGAACCACGCACCTGCTCAAGATCGAGAACGCAGGCCGGGCCAAGGCTTTTGCCGCAGCCAAGCGGCACAGCTGCCATGTGGTGCTGCCAAAGTTCGAGGGTCGTGCCGAGGATTTGACTGACTTTAACGACTTGCATGTTGCCGAGGGGCTGGCTGTTGCGCGGGCGCAGCTGATGGCCGCGCCAGAGCCCAAGGCTGAAAAAAAATCGATTCCCAAGCCTCCCGGCACAGGTGGCCCAAGTGATGGTCCTGGCGAAGCCTCTGGCGGGCTGCGCTTCCCTTATTTGACTGACAAGTGGGAGATCAAGGGCATCCGCGAAAACGTCTACTACGCCTTGCGTGAAGACCCGCTTTTGCGTGAGCTGGTCCGCTACAACGAGTTTTCCCAGAAGATAGACAAGGTGCGTGTGCCGCCCTGGGGCGGCAAGGCCGGCGAGTGGAAGGAGGTGCTGGACGACATTCGCCTGGCCGAGTACGTCGCCAGCCGCCATGGACTGATTGTGGGCAACCCGGTCACCATCGAGCAGGCTGTGCTGATGTGCGCACACGACAACGTTTACAACCCGGTGCGCGAGGACCTGGAGTCCATTGAGTGGGATGGCGTCGAGCGCCGCATGCACTGGATGGCAGACTGCCTGGGCGCTGCTGAGTCCCCGTACGTGGCTGCGGTAAGCGAGTATTTCCTGCTGTCACTGGTGGCCCGGGTGTTTGAGCCTGGCTGTCAGATGGACTATATGCTGGTGCTGCAGGGTGCCCAGGGCGCTGGCAAGTCGAGCGTGCTGCAGGTGCTGGGTGGCGACTACTACGGCGCGGGGTCATTCCGCATCGGTGACAAGGACTCGCTGCAGGCCTTGCAGGGTCGACTGATCTACAACTTCAACGAACTTGATTCACTCAGTCGAGCTGAAGGCACCGCCATCAAGGGCTTCATCACTGAACGCACCGACCGCTTCCGCCCGCCTTACGCCAAAGGCTTTGCCGCCTTCCCGCGCAACTGCGTGCTGACTGGTGACACCAATCAGGGCGAGTTTCTGCGTGATGCTACGGGTGATCGCCGCTTCTGGGTGGTCCATTGCAGCGAGATCGATGTGCAAAAGATGATGTGGATGCGCTCGCAGCTCTTGGCTGAGGCAGTTCACTTTTACAAGGCCGGCGCAAAGCGCTATCCGACCAAGGAAGAGGAAAAGCGGCTTTTCTTCCCCGAACAGGACAAGTGGAAGTTCGTCGACGTATGGCACGACGCATTGTCCAGGTATGTGCACTCCAAGCAAATGATCGAGGCGTATGACGGATGTGCATCCGAGGGCGGTGTGCCGCTTGAGAATTGTGATCGCACTTTCTTCAGCACGCATGAGCTGCTGGTGAAGGCGTTGAGCATCGACGTGGGCAAAGTCGACCGTGCCGGCACGATGCAGCGCAGCGTGGGTAACGCCATGAAGATGCTCGGCTTTGAGTCATACAAGTGGCCCAAGGGCAATGCAAGACCGCGCGGCTACCTGCGTAGCCTGGAGGTCGCGAAAGACGCGCCAGTGGCCGGGGCAATGCCCGCGCAGCCATCGGTTCACGATAGCGAGGTGCCACCGTGGGAATGACCAGACGTGAGCACAAGGCAGTTATGGGAAGCGTGGGGCCGATGGGGAACCGCGCGCCTGCCTTGAGCTCGGGCCTGACCGTCCAGGTGGTGGGTGACGTCCAGCACCGCAGGCGTGCCGGACGTAACTGCCGGACGTTGCAAGCTATTGATTTTGCTTGCGATTTTGATATCCGGCCAGCACGTCCACCAAATCCGCGCACACATGCGTATGTGTGTGGGCGTGGGTGTAGGCGGGCAAGCGGGTGCGGGTGCGCCTACGTGCGCGCGACGTGTTTTTTCTGGACATCTGGTCGGAAGGAAATAAAGTAAATGGAATCAATAGCTTACACCGGCCAGCACACCGGCCAGCAGGTGGACGTGGTGGCCGGATTGGCGCCGATGCCCACCAGCATCAAGGATCAGATGCCGATTTTGGCCAAGATGCTGCAGGATTTGGCTGGAAATATGGGTCGTGAGTCGGTGCAGCTGCAGCTCAAGGCCAGCATGGATCTGCGCCGGGCATATGACGCCGACGATTACAAGGCTGTGAGTGCCGTTTACCGTCGCGGTGATGGCTGGGTGACAGCTGAGGAAAACGGCTTTTGTGTGGGTGTGCCTGATGCCGTGATGAAGGCATTTGCTCATCGGCATCGGGGAGGATGATCATGGCTCGCATCGAATGGATCAAACACCGCCTGAACAATTGGGCCTTGTGGAAAGACCGCGAGAGTCGTGGCGGCTTGGGCTTTGCCACCAAGTCGGTGCTGCTGTCAGAGCCCAGCAGCGGCTACCGTGAGTCTGTGATGCCGGTCGATGACGTCGACGCCTCGCTGACCAACACCGCCGTCGAGTCACTCAAGCCGACCAGGCCACACCTGTACATGACGCTGCAGCATATCTATGTCCAGAGCCTTGGTATCAAAGAGACATCGCGCCGCATGTCCCGCGCCGAGTCCACCATTTGTGCCAACCTCGATGCCGCCGACCATGCTTTGTCGGAATGGTTTGGCAATCGCGCAACGATGCAGAATAAGAGTTCTACAACATAGAGTTTGTTGGTACATTTCAGGCAAGCTGTGCAATACGTGTGTGCAGACAACCGATAACCCGCCTGATGCA